AAATATGGCAAAAGTGCTTAAAGAAATCTCAGTTATTACGGGCAAATACAAAAACACCCAAGGGCAAGAAAAGAACCGTTATACCCGTATTGGCTCAATCATTGACACAAAAAATGGTGAAATGCTGAAGATTGACGTCATCCCTGTAATGGAGGGCGCTTGGTCTGGTTGGGCATACATCAATGAACCGCGCGAAAAAGATAATTTAAAAGACGATTCCGATATAAACTTTTAAACATGGCCTAACCCATACTCCTGGGAAAAGGGGGCGCTGGCATACCGTCCTATTAGGTCAACGTATGCTACTTTTAAGGATAAATTATGAAACTTTCAGATTTTTTTGGCGGTCACCCTTTGAACTTGTTTCCGCGAGTTCGCAAAGATGACCCAGTGACGAGTTATGAAGCAGCAGACAGCATCAAAGAAAAAGCGCCAGATCATTGGACGGAAATCATTGAGTGCTTGGCAAAGCATGGTGCGCTTGGTAAAGATGGAATATCTAGCAATACAACGCTAGACCCCAACCAAGTTGCCAGACGGTTAAGCGAGATGGAACGTTTAAATTTGATTAAGCAAACAGGCAACAAAGTAAAATCAAACACTGGACGCAACGAACGCGAATGGTGTTTAAAGGAAAAAACATGAATATTAATTTTGAAACCAACGAAATCAGTTTTATTTTGCAAGTGTTGGGTGAATTACCCACTAAATCGGGCGCCTATGTATTGATGCAAAAAATTGAGCATCAAGTCAAAATGCAACAACAAGTACCCGAAACAACTCAGTGAGTCTTGTAACCGTCATTTTTAGCCTCTAGCATAGCAAATGCAGCAATCCCGCTGTATTAGGAGCTACCATGTTTAAATTTGAAATGACACTGGGTTGGATGGGCAACGGCAAAATGACTGTTGAGACGCATGACTTTGACATGATCGAAGCCTTGAAGGAATTTGTTGAATTCCAAGAAGATGCTGGCTGGATCGGCAACTGGGACGAAGTCGCAGTTGAAGGCGAAGAAGAAAGCGAAGAAGAAGGCGAAGAAGAAACTGAAGAAGAAGTCACTGAGTGACTTTAATTACGCGGCCTCGGAACTCAATGGAGTCGGGGCCGTGTGTAGTCACCAGTTCGGGAAGTATCAGTTTGCCATCCACAAAAGTAAGCACAGCAAAACCAGAGCGCCAGTTCAATGGGCCTTCTTCAGTGTAGTCTTTAAATTGTGGGCCGTAGGGTTCAGCCAATGTTCCGGTGTCAATACCGTATCTTACGCCATTATAGTCAGAAAAAGGTGTACATTTTAAGCTGTGCAAATGGCCCGTGATAATATTTTTGCCGCTCCAGATGGCATTATTGTGGGTAGCGTGGATTCCACCTTTAAATCGGTGCTTGATTACCGTTCCTTCATTAATCCAAACTGCCCAACACGGTTCCCAATCTGGGAAGTGGTCGCGCAAGGTAAACCCTTTGACATGCTCATACTGCGGGGCGTTAGCCGCCAAGAACGTTTCAAACCGCGCATCGTGGTTACCCAGAGGCCAGATCAGTTTGACGTTGTGACGGGCCTCCTTGGCTGCTTCTTCAATATAGCCCATGCAAATCGTGCAGGCTTTCAGTTCTTCCATTACTGAAGGAGCCTTTGCCCAACCAATGCGGGGGTGGCGGCTGATCCCAGCTCCATCAAAAATATCGCCATTAGCGATAACTGCATTGGGTTTAAGCTCTTTAATGGCCCACAACAAACCTTTGAACGCTGTTGTATATATGCCGGGCCAAAAATGAGCATCACTGAAGACAATCACTGTGCCATTCAAAATGCCCAAATCTTTTTTTGCTGGATGGACGTGGGCCGTTTGCAGATGTTTAAATTGATCTGTGGTTTGCGGCGCTTTGATCTCTATCTTTTCTCTATTTTCAATACGTCTGCGGCGCTTGTTTAGCCCAGACAAATCCAGACCCAGAGTCAAACTGGCTTGCCGCATTGATGGGCTATTTTCAATTGCGCTAATAATTTGCTGATCAGAATATTTTGTAACAGGCATCATAATTTCCTACGCCAGTACAGCGTGTTTTTGAAACCCCAAGGTTTCGTTGGTTGGAACAATTTAAAACCTGTGGCAATCAGACTGTTTGCTGACGCCGGATTGTCTGTTGTGTCAGTTACGACCCATCGCCACCCAAGAGCTTTTGCCTGTCTAAGTCGGACACGAATAAACTGTTTCTGTAATCCTTGTCCACGAGCAACAGGAACAACCCCTGCGCGACACAGATAACCACAATCGGCCCAAGACACAGTACGCACAAGACCCGCAAAGCCAATATCAACGCCATTCTCAGTAGCAATCCACCAAGATCCAAAATTTGTGTCATATGGCGTATCAAAAGGGAGGCACTTATTTTGAAGTACCGACAATTTGTCCTGCACAGATTCTTTGCGGATGTCAACACGTTTAATCATGAACGCATTGAAATCGCTTACTGTGACGCCGTTATGACATCAGTAATGCTGTTGCGTTTACCTCATTAACCCGCCTTGCCCATCCCTTACCAAATGTCTCCCAAGTTGGGAGGTCGTACAAGAATGACAGGCGGCGCTTGCTGTAGTCTTCAATCAACTGCTTTGGATTAGCGGCCCGTACAGCGGCTAAAGTCTTTGGGCCTATACCACCATCAGGGTCAACGCCTACGGAGGCTTGTAGCCACTTTGCGGCCCTGCCTGGGCCTGAGTTGATGGCGGCATCGAAGACAACGTAGTCCACGCCGTTTGGCAAGTCATCGCCCTTGATTTTGTCCCAATACTTTAATTTATACAGCGGGGCAACATCTGTAGGAGTTAATGACCGCATTGTTTTGGTATCTACCATGTGACCACAATGTTCCTCCCAAACTCTTTTTGTACAGCCAAGGTTTGTTTCGCCGCCAGGGTCTTTTGGATTATTGACGTAGCCACCTTCATGAACAAGAACAGCGGCAAGGGCTTTATCAAAGTTTTGATTCATTTTGTGGGCGTGGATTGATGGAGAAGATCGTCTTTGGCTTGCGAGCCAGCAGAAGACCCAAAGTAGAAAGCAATGATGCCTGTCCAAGCAGTACCAAGACTGCCCAGCATGATGTCAATCTGTGGTGCGTGTTCAATTTGACCAAACATCAAGCCAAACAAAATGCCAAAGAATCCAACAGTTACGCCAATTGCAAGGGTAGGCGGCAAGTAACTTTTGGTAGCCACTTGCATATCACGGGCAGACTTGCGGTCATCATTAGACAGCTTGGCAAAGTCCAGACCCATCTCTTGTGCCCGTGCAGCCATTTGTATCTCAGCCTGCTTAATTAGCATGATCTGGTCAGCATTTAGCTTACCGCTATCAATTGTTGCTTGAACGTCTTTAGGGTCTATGCCAATAGCTTTGGAGATAGCATCTACAGCAAGCCCCGCCAAAGGGCCGCCAAGGGCCGTTGCAATCGTTGGGGCAATAGTCTTTAACCAATCCATGTTTTTTCCTTATGGGCAAGGGCCAACAGTAAACTCGCCAGGCTGACAACGCTTTGGCAGCGGTACACATGGGCCAACCACAAATCCATCTGTACACCAGTTAATGGGCGGTGTTGTCGGATTGACAACAACAATAGGTGGATTGACAACAGCAACAGGGCCAGAAACAGGGCCAGTTACAAACGTCACAACAGGCACTTGAGGCTGAGGCCCAACCGTAAAAGGAACAGGCATTGTGCCGCTTGGGCCAACTACAAACGGGCTTGGCAAAACAGTGCCGGGGTCTAGTGAAACCACCATTGGTTTATCTTGTGGGGCAGGGTCTGAGCCCACGCCACAGCCCGACAAAGCAAGACACACAAGCATTGCATATTTCATATCAGTTCCTCAGTTTGTACATAATAAATTCAAGAGTTCCCCACCCGATAAACCCCGCCGCAAGGATAGAAACAAAGCCAATCAACAAAATGTTTACTGTCTCTGCCATGTTTTCTCTGCGTTGCTTGGCCTTAGCCTCTGCTTCACGTTCTTCACGCTTGCGGTTAGCCACAATCATGTTGTATTCGGCTTGAATAGCCTCCCACACATCACCCTGGCCCGACCAAATCAACTGTTCTTTTAATTCTTTTTCTGCATCACGCAAGGCTTTGGCCTGCATCACAGTATCTAAAGCCCGCCCCATGTCAGACTTTGATTTCTTTTTATCGTGTACAGCAGCCTTTGCCACTGTATCCCTATGCTCAAAAAACTTAATCAGATCGCCACTGCACTCCTGCAAGTCCTTGCCCATCTGGATGGCTTCTTTGACCCCTGCAATGGTGCTTTTGGCTATCGCAAACGCAGCACCTATCGTTATGGGGTCAATCATATTCATTCCAATTTGGGGCAGACTTTAACCCGTAGGATGGTCTGCCAGCACCCCCTTTTCACGCTGGAGCGTTCGGGTTATTTGTCTTGCTTGGCCTCTAACTTATCAAAGATCTTGCCAAGCATTTCTTTAATTTCCCTTAAATCATCACGGTAATCATCGCGGGTCACATACGTTTTAGGTAGTTCCTCACGCAGCTTAGACAAGTCTGATTTCAGTTCTTTGACAGCAGACCACATTTCACGGGCAAACCAGCCAGCTACTGTAAAACCTAAACCAGCCGCCAAATTGATAACCGACTGATAATCCATTTATGTGCTCCAAGGTGTGCCGGACTCTTGCACAGGGTTGATTTGTGCGTTAATTTGACCTTGCAAACTAGCTTCCACCGTGTCTTTGCCAAGCGCATTTTGAACCCAACCAACCACAATGGCTTCGGTCAGGTCAGCGTAGGGGACGAATGTCTCGCCTGGCTGCTGTGTGTAGCCCACAGTGCCGTAGGTTGAGGCAGTGTAAGTGCCATCCACTGCGTTGACAATGTAATGCACCGTAACCACAAAACCATCAGAGGTAAGGCGATCCATTTGGGGGATGCCCCATGTGTAATTAGTCATGCTTTTCCTTCCAGTGCCGTGAGGCGGGTTGTGAGTGATTCGATAAGGGCTTGCTGTTCTTGCATTGCTTTGACCAATGTTGGAATCAAAGTTTCGTGGTTGATGTTTTTGTACTCAATACCGTCACCACCAGCTTTTGATACACCAACACATTCTGGAAATACTGTTTCAAATTCATCGGCAATAAAACCAGCGGCATTTTTCTTGTTTTGACCTTTGCCTTCTTTCCAATCAAAACGGCGAGGTTTAAGCGCCATGATTGAAGAAAGACCCGTATCAATATCACGCACATTTTCTTTAAGGCGCTGGTCAGAAATAGCTGAAATAACAACTGATGTTGCATGAATTGTTCCACCCGAATCAACATAAAAACGATATGCGGAAACAGAAGTGTTGTAAACATCCATTGTGTCGCCAACGGTGTTATCAATTACAGAAAATAACGCACCATTTGGTTTTGCTTTAACTCCTATACCGCCTGTAGATGTGGCATTTGTAGTCCCCACCAGCAAATTCCCACTGGAGTCTATACGGGCACGTTCTGTGCCGCCGCTTACACCTTGAACAAAGGTAATATAGCCAGTGGTTGCTTTAGATTGAATAGACGTTTCATTTCCAACACTAGCAATGCGTGATGATTCTGTTCCATTGGTCAACAGGCTTAACAAAGCACCGTTAGTTCCATTTAAGGAAAAGCCACCATAACCGCTATTGTTGATAGGGCTTGTAGTACCAATACCCAAATTACCACTGGCATCCAGCGTCATCGCCTGAGTAAACGTGATGGCATTACCTGCTGTGCCAGAGGGGGCTGTGAAAAAGCGATGTTGGCCTGAATCCATCGCGTACTGAGCAGCAAGACCTGTTTGTCCATATTTAAAGCCTACGTTGTAGTAAGCATTCATTGACAAATACATTGAAGAGCCAAAACCAGTAATGGTGTTTCCTGCACCACCAATTTCAAAGGTTTTAGCACTTGAAGCACTCGGAGTAACACCCAGTCCAAAGTTACCGGAAGCGTCAAGCAAAGCCGCAAAAGCTGGTGATGCTCCCGTATAAAAACCAATCTTTGACGCAATAATTTCAGTTGCAACAAACGCCGCACCACTGCGGTTGTAAGATTGCAAATATGTTCCACCTTGACTACCGCCTGTTGGTGAAAATTCAATACCCGCAGCACCGCCGTTACTTACTACAAATTTTTGAGCCGGAGAACTTGTCCCAACGCCAAAGTTTGTCCCATCAAACACTAGCGCAGAACCAGTAGTCAGTGCACTTGTAGAGCTTGCGTAGACCACACCGTTAGCGGTGAAGGATGTTAAGTTAGTGCCGCCGTTGGCAGTGGGTAGCGTACCTGTAACACCTGTGGTCAAGGGTAGACCTGTTAAGTTAGTTGCTACACCTGATGTCGGCGTACCCAGCAAAGGTGTTACCAGTGTGGGTGAGGTTGATAGAACAACGTTGCCTGTACCTGTGGAAGTCGTGACTCCTGTGCCGCCGTTGGCCACCGCCAAAGTGCCTGCAAGGGTCACAGCACCTGTTGTGGCTGTGGATGGTGTCAAGCCTGTTGTGCCAGCGCTAAATGACGAAACGCTTGAGGCCGATGGGTTAATCAATTGGAATCGAGTTCCATCGTATTCAATCAGATAAACGCGACCGCTGACAATATCGCCCGCAGCTAACGCAGTTGAGCCTAGTTTTGTAATGCTCTTAGCACCCAAACTGTTTAGGTTAATTGTGGCTGCGCCCGTGTTTGTGTTTGCCGCAACGAACGAAAACAAGTTACCTGTAGCGTAAGCACCCAAAGCAGGCGATAGAGTACCCGCTATTGTGTCTGTGCCTGTAACCGTTGCAATTTGAGTTGCGCCAGCTTGCAATTGACCAAATTGAGCCGCATCAGTTGCCGCAGTACCCGCACCCAAACCAGTGATCTTAAACGTCCCCATTGGGATGTTTGCGGTGGGTGTGGTTTGACCGTCTTTTGTCAATGCGGTCGTTAAACCGCTTGCCAAGTCAGCAGTCAGCAAGTTAAATGCTGTGCTGGTAATTACTGTGCCTGTAACAACGGGTTGGCCCGCTGTGTTGATGTTGAACGTGCCTGAACCGTTGTAACTCATTTTGTTTCCTTATCTTCCGTATTGGTCAATGTTTTGCCCAATGATTGAGCCGCCACCCGTTTGCAATTGCGTTGATCTTTGGTTTAAAGCACGAATCAAAGCCGCTGTGTTTTGTACTTCTGATTGCCCCGTTGCGCCACGCATTAACAACATTTTAGCAAGTTCATTACGTGTTGTTTCAGGCATTTGGTTAATTACTTGACCAATCCTGTTTTTGACATTTGCCGCCTCACCCGCAGCCGCCAATGGGTTGCCAGTTGCTGCATTTGCCACTGCTTTTCCAGCAGTTATTGTGGTCGGCATAACGCCCAAGTCTTCAGCGCCAGCCATCCTAGAAAATGTACCCGAGCCTCGACCAACTTGTTCTAAAGGCTTTAACCTGGCTTCTTTGGCAACTTCTTGAGAAAACTTCTGATAACTATCGCCAAATATTTCTTTGAGTCGGTTACTGGTGGAGGGTTCTTTCCACATCTTTAGGAGTGATGTCTGACCCGCTTCTGTGCCAACTTTGTCTTTTAAAGACTGCAACGCACCTATGCGGAAAGCCTCTATCTCGCTTGGCGACATATTGCCCATAAGATCAGACAATGCAATATCGTCTTGTTTCATGGCTGTTCGGCCTTTGACAACAGCATTACTCAACTGTGATGGGCCAGCGTAGGCGTCCAAGGCTTGACGGTAAATTGAACCACTCTCGTTTTTAGGCGATACGGCTTCAAGTTTCTTTGTCAATGCGACCCGCAAATCATCGTATGCTCGGCTTGTGTTCGTTGCTTTACCAAACTCGCCACGAGCTGATTCGCCCATGTCATAAAGTGATTGCTTGACAACATCCAAGACTTTTAGCGGGACATCATCACCAGCTTTTAATTTGGAAATGTCAATTGGCAACTGTCTGTTCAATTGCGTCAACAATTCAGCCTTTCCATGCGCAGAGGTTGAGGCCTGAATCAAAGATTGCAAATCAGGATCAATCTTGACCGATACATTCTCAAGCTGTTTGTACAAAGGCGCAGAACTTGCCTTTTTAACCGCATCCAAGGCTTCTAGTGTGGCTGTAAAGCCCTTACCCTGCGTCCCCAAAGCCTCGTCAGCGGCATTTACAAGGCGTTCAGGTCTAAATGCCTGCTGCTCACGAATTCTGCGCTCTACCAGCGTTTTAGCTTGGCCTGGCATGGAGGCCAACAAATCCAACTGACCTAACGCACTAGGCCCGCCCGCTTGCGCAATGCTTGCATTGGGGTTCATGCCCATTTCACGCTGGACGCGATTCATGACAGAATTTGCGCCCTCCTCACTTGACCCACGTTGCAAGGCTTGAGCAAGTTTGATTCGCGCTGCATCTTTGGCGCTTTCAGGTATAAAACGCTGCGCAACATTGCTGCCCACGTTGTAAACGCCTTGGCCTGTTCCAGAAAAAACGCCACCAGTAGCCGCAGCAATTCCTCCTTTTTGGGCAATGTCTTGGGCATATTCTGTGGGATTGGTTACAGGATTGATGTCGGACGCGCCAGCAGCAGAAATAGCGCCTTGCGTACCCGCCATTTTTGCAGCCATTCCCATTTTTTGCGCCGCTGACAATGCCTCTGCTGTTTGCGCCGCTTTGCTTGTCACTCCCATAGGAGTAAGCAAAAGAGGCAAGCCACCAACCAGTTCACTTGCAAATGCTGTTTTAGGGTTGGTTTCCCTGAATTGTTCGTTTACGCCTTTGACGTAATCACGGGTATTTGCGTAAGCCTCTGATGGGTTTGCATTGAAGCCACGTTGAAGAATGTCCAAACCCGCCGCGCCAGCACCCGCAATTTTTGGCGCAAAGTTAAGAGTTAATCCTTGAGCCGCCGCCAAACCCATTTTGCTAGGCATAGACAAATCAGCCTGTCGGCCCTGCATCATTGCGGGCGATTCAACTATTTTATCAACTGCGGGTTGAGAGTCTGTGCCAAATATATCTAAAGATGGAGGCGCTTGCGTGATTTTAAAAATTGCAGCATTAACTTGGTCATTCGACATACTGACCGGAAAGTTAACTGGCCCAAAATTTGGGATTTCTACAGTTTTAAATGCTTCAGACATTACTCGACCTTTCCAGTTGCGGGGTTATAGGTCGGAATTCGACCCTTTCCCGCTTTGGTTGCGGCGTTACCCATGCCTGTTTGAATGGCGTCCCTGAACTTAGACAATGCGGCCCTGAAAGCATCAGGAGACTGCGTTGTTGAGGCTTCTGTCAATGCGGCTGTAGCTTTAGTTCCCTCAATCTCAGAGATTGCGCCTGATCCCTTCATGCGTTGAACGGCCTCAAGGAAAGCGCCACCCTTAACTTGGTCATAAAGCGCTTTAAAGTCAGCGCCAGGTGTACCGCCTTGAAATGGCTTGTACTCAAACGGGATCGTTGTTCCAACAACGTCTTTCAACCCTTTATGTTCAGGGGTAATGATTTTGCCTTGTGCATCTTTTGCGCCAATCATCCTATCAATTGCGCTAATCAAAGTTTGGCCTTGTTGCATTACTTGTGGCAATGTATCTGCCGCCGCTTGTTGATTTTTTGCTTGGTTTACCAACAATTCTTGTTGTGCTTTTGGCGACAAGGCGGCAGCCAACGCTTGATTAGGCGATACAGGGGCCGCAACGGGTTGCGCAGGCGCGACAACGGGTCTAGCTTGCATAGGCGCTTGCGCCATAGGTTGAGCCATAGGCTGCGCCATTTGCGGAACAGGCTGTGGTGCAGAAACGGGCGCTACATTAGGCGCACCGCCCGCATTCAATCCAGTATTAAAATAAAGTTCTTTTGCACTAATTCCGATTCTTGCACCTTCATTGGCAAGCGAGGCCCTCTGATTTGCACTCAAACCATTAAATGCGCGATCAGAAAGTTCACGCTCTTGCGTCAGTTTTGCTTGATTTTGCGCTGCATCTTGCGTCAATCTTGCTTGAGTATCTGCGCTAACTGCGGGAACCAATAAAGCGAAATCTTTGCCACCGTTAGCACTAAACGCCCTCAAACTATCAGGCGTGTATTGAGCAGGGTTAACATTGCTAAAAGGTGATTTTGAACCACCTTTAAACATTTCCGCGCCTGTTGTTGGGTTATATGCAATTTGGCCTTCACTAAGCACCAAAGGCGCTTTAGGAGCAAGCTGGCTCATGTACATATTCATGGCCTGCTGCTGTATACCAGGCGTTTTAAACTCGCTAATCAATGATGGGTCAAGCAAGCCCGCCGCCCTTGCCTGAACAGCGGGTGTGGTAAACGCCTTTTGTTGGTCAGGCTGCATCTCTGCAAATGTTGACGCAAGGTTAGGGTTATCTTGGAAATCTGCCGCTGTTGGCTCTTGTTTCATTTCAGGCGAACCCGCTTGGCCTTGCAAGCCTTTAATCAATCGCTGAATGTCAGACGATGTATCGGCTTTATATTGCTCACCTAAGGCTTTTTGCTCTTTTACTAAATCTTTTTGATTTTCATTTGACAAATACATTTGAAGCACTTTAGCCAAGCCTTGAACGGGGCTAATTCGTGCTTGGATGCCTTGGTATGAACCCGCTTGAACAGGCTCAAATGCTTGCTGCTGAAGAATCTCAGCCATCTTCTGGCGGCGATCCAACTCTTGTTGCTGCAATTGATAAGGGTTTGCAACATTAAACTGTTCGTATTGATTAGCCATGTTTTACCCCAATAAATCGTAGTTGACCATTTTGTAACCGCTTGGGTTCATCAAAACGGCTTCTGGCATGACTTTTTCAACTTCATCAGCCATTACACCTTGTTGACGCTCACCAAAGATGTCGTATTCATAAAGACCAATGCCAAGTTTGTGAGTGCCAATGCGCTCAATGTTTGACTTCAATCTGCGATCTGAATATTTTGCAACTCCAGCGCCAGCAAGGTTAAACAATCCACTTAATCCAGCATTAGCACCGGACTGCTGGATGCCGTAGTTTTGCAAATCAGCCGCACCTTGAGCTTGCGCACCCGCAAATATAGGGGCAGGCGCAATGTTGGTTGGGTTGTAGCCTTGGAATTGAGGCATCTGCAACTGTGAACCACTCATCAAACCAGTGATTTCGTTCAAAGGCTGATTACGCAATGTCAATTGTTTTTGCAACTCTTGCAATGCCGCTTGATTAGCAAACTGCCCTTGACCAAGGTTTTGGTTGTATCGCTGAAGTTGAGCAGCATTATTTAATTGCTGTT